CGCTTGAACGCCGGCCATTGTTGGCGCGGGACCGCGAAGCATCCTTCCGAATAAAGCCGGTCGAGCGTGGCGCCCGAACCGGGATGAATCTCAATACCGGCGCGCGGGCGCCCTGGATATTTCGGGTCGTCGATCACGCCGCCGGCGCCGCCGATGGTTGCGATCGCGCCATGCGTGCGACCCCAAGGCCCCATTTGCGGGTCGCCGATATTGACCGGAAAATCGCCGTAAGGAAGCGAGCCGCGCTTGGCGCCGCCCGAGCCCCATGTAAACTCTTGCCCGCCGACGGTAACCTTGCCGCCGATCTTATAGGGCCGATCGGATTGATCCGGCGCCGAGCCGCCGCCGGCCGATTGCGGGCCGCCGCCGCCATCACCGCCGCCCGTATTGCCGCCGCGGCTCGACGGGCTCCCGCCGAGCGAGGCGCGGATCACCGGCGCACCGCCGCCGCCATCGCCGCCCTGGCCGCCATGCGCGCCCGGCCCCTCGGCGCCCTGGTCGAGCGCCCATTTTTTGAGGCCCTCGACCACGCCCTCGGCAATTATCTCTTTAGCTTTTTCCTCGTCGCCGCCGCCGATCAGCGAGGCGCGGATCACTTGCGCGCCGCCGAACGTGCCGCCGCCGTAGGACATTTTTTGCGGGCTCGCCGGCGCGCCTGGCGCCGCCGGCGCGCTATTGCCGCCGCCGCCAAATCGTTGCTTGAAATTCTCCCACCATTCCTCCCAGGATTTCGTCGGCAATTCCGGCGGCGTTATAAACTTTTGGAATTTGCCGTAGAACTCGTTGAATTGATTAATGCCCTTGATGAGCTCGGGGACCAGGTTGGAAATACTGGTCAACGATTTGGTTAAGGTGTCGAGCGAGCCCTCGGTCGTCATTTTTTGCGTGAGCGACTCAAAGGCGTTGCCCATGCGCCAAAGCGAGTGCTCAAAACGGTCGGCGGCGTCAACGTCCTCTTTGGTCGTGGCGCCGACGCTATCGCGCCACTCCTTGATAAGCTTTTCGCGTTCCTTGCGGTTGGCGTCGGCCAGGCCCGGCGGCAAATGCTGGCCCTTGAGGAAATCGCGCCGATTTTGCGGATCGCGTATTGTGTCGAGCTTTTTGAAAATAAGCTCAAGCGCCTCGGCGTTGGTCTTGGTACGGCGCAATTGCTCGGCAAATTCTCCCTGGCCGTGCATCCGTAAGTCTTTTGCGGCGTCGCCGATGCCGAGTCGCGTTTGGTGCATTGACGCGGCAAAGTCGCGAAAGCCCGAGCGCATTTCGCCGGCCGATATGCCGAGCCGCCGGCCGACCGCCTCAAGCTCGCGCATACGGTCGATCGAGATGCCGGTTTCACGGCTTAGGCGCGATAGCACCTCGGTCGTGCCGGCAAAGCCCTTGAGCGCGGTCACCGCGGTTGCGATCGTCGCGGCTAGGCCGCCAAAGCCGATCCCAACCGCGCGCAAGGCCGGGACGACCGTCGCGTTGAGCGCGTTGCCGACGTTGGTCGCCGCCTCGCGCAAGCCGTCAAAATGCTTTTTAACTTTCGAGGCGCCGTCGCCGCCGCGGTCACTAATGCGGTCGAGCTCTTTCTTGAGGTCGTTGAGCGGCTTTGAGAATTTGTCGACGACCTCGACAACGACCTTGATCGCCTCGTCTTGCTCGGCCATTTAAGCCCTCTCGGTCGCGAGCATGTTGCCGCGGTGCGTTTCGACGTCGCCGAATACGCCGCTCGCCTCGGTGCTCGTGCGCGTGCCGCGCGGGAAACCGTTGAGCGAGACGCGGAGCGAGGCCGCGCCCTCGGTGCGCGGCGCCGCGCTTAACGAGGCTTCGCGCAATCGCTCGCGCGGGACCGGCGCCGGCGGCGGCGTTGGTGCCGGCTCGCTTTGCGGCTTGGCGCCCGCCGTCGGCGGCGTCCCGGTATAATCCTCGACGCCAGGCAAACCCTTTTGATACTGGCGCGATCGCTCGTCTTGATGCCGTTGCGCGGGTTTTAGGTATTCGCGCAAGAACGCGATCGCGGCGCCGGTGCGGCCCGAGTGCTTGAGTTTTTCCCAAAGTTTCGGATAGCCGGTTTTCATCCGATGAATCAGGAATTGCGTTTGCAAGCGCGGGTCTTGCCACGACTCGCCGGGATGATTTTCGCGGAGCCAACGCGCGTAATTATTCCACTCGGCGCCGCCCTCTTGATAAAGGCCATGCGCGTAATGTGCTTCGCCGCCGTAAGCCGGTTGGTCGGGATGCCGCAAGCTCGGATCGAAAGAGCTTTCCGATCCGATATTCGCCAGGATGCCGGCGATCGCCTCGTCGGATAGCCCGGCCTTGCGGAGCTCGTCGACGACGGCCCCGGCAACCGCGCGCCGGTTGCCCGGTATGTTGGCGCGCCCGCCTGGCGCCGGCTCGCTTTCGTTGCCGCCGCCTGGTCCGCCGCGGCCGCCGCCGCCGCCGAGCGAGGCGCGGATCAATGACGCGCCGCCAAAGGCGCCGTCGCCGCCGCCGGTATCGAGCGCCATTTTCTTGAGGCCCTCGACCACGCCGGCGCTCGTGCCTTGCTTAATCGTGTCCTTGGTTTTTTCGTCGCTTTGTGGGCTCGCCGCCGGATGCTCGGGATCGACGGTAGGGAAACCCATGCCAAAGAGTTGCTCCCAAATCGTGAGCGGCCGGCCTGGCGATTTGGGCGCGTGCCAGGTTTCCGATTTGGGTCCGAAAACTTTGTCGCCGAGCGATCCCGGTCCCATGATGCCGGCGATCGCGTCGTTAATTTTGTCGACCGCGTTAACGGCGCCCTGGAGCCCGGTGACGGCGCTTTCGAGCGTGCCGTCGCGCGCCATTTGCTTTGTCATCGCTTCCCAGGCGTTGCTTACGCCGTCGAGCGAATCAATAAACTTTTTCGAGGCGTCGACCGCGGCCTTGTTGGCGGGTCCGACTTGCTTGCGATATTCGGCAATAAGGCGCTCGCGTTCGGCGCGCGTGGCGTCGGCAAATTCCGGCGGCAAAAAATGTAATTGCAGGAAACGGCGGCGCTCGTCGGGATCGCGGATTTTGTCGAGCTCTTGAAACATAAGAGCTTCCGCCTCGGCCGTCGTCTTGGCCTGGCGCAATCGGTCGGCGTATTCGTTGAGGCCGACCGCGCGCAAGCCGGTTAACGTCTCGCTTTGAACGTGCGCGCGAATCTTGTGCATCTCGGCGGCGAAATTGCGCCAACCCTCGCGCATTTCCGCGGTGGTGGCGCCGACGCGGCGACCGACGGCCTCAAGCTCGCGCATGTTGTCGATCGTGAGGCCCGTCTCGCGCGAGAGCCGGCTCAAGGTATCGAGGTTGCCGGCAAAGCCCTTGAGCGCGGTCACCGCGCCAAACACCGCCGTTGCGATCGTGGCAAAGCCGAGGCCGAGCGAGCGCAAGGCCGGCAACAACGTGACGCTCAACGCGCTCCCGACATTGCGCGCCGCGACCCGCAAGTTGTCGAAATGTTTTGTAATCTTTTCGGCGTCGGGACCTTTGTCGCCGACGCCGGCGAGGTGCTTTCGCATGTCCTCAAGCGGCTTGGTAAACTTGTCGACGACCTCGACGACGATCTTGACGACCTCGTCTTGCTCGTTCGCCATTATTGCTTGTCCTTGAGCGCGATCAATTCGCGAATGAGATCGTGTATTTGCGACATGGGGAGATCGGCGAAAGCAAGCGGACTACAATGGAAATTGAGCGCCAGGCCGATGCAATCGCCGATCAAATCTTGCCCGGCACCGGCACGAAAAAAGGCGTTACGCCCCAGGCGCACGTTATAAAATCGCGCGTCGTGAGCGAGGCGATCGCCGACGGCGGCACGCCGGCGAGCGCCGATAACATTGCATTCATGCGCTTTTCATCGTGCATGATTTTCGGCGGATCGGAGATCGGATCGAATATCACCGGATTGCCGATGCTTAGGAGATCGCGCGCGGTTGGTTCCCGAAACACGAGCATCGTCACGGTTTGACCGTGTGCCTCGATCGGTCGCGTGAGCTCGCAAGAATAGCCCGGTAATGGAGTCGCCGGCTCCTCGGGGATCGGCGGCGCGCTTGCCTCGCGGGCTTTGATATCGGTCACATTGACGGCCATTTTGTTTTTTCCTTATGCCGCGACCGCGACCTCGTCGCATTGCATACCCTCAAAGCGAACGTGGAATTGCCCGTCGCGGGTATTGACGGTTGAGCGTTCGGCGCGCCAGGCGTTGCGGAGATAGTAAACCGTACCGTTGGCGGCCTCGACCGTGATGGTCGCGTCGGTAATCGCGTCGATATCCTCGACGCTCGTGCCTTCCAGCGTCGAGACGTCGCCGGCGACGTAAGGGACGACCGGCAATTCGGAATATCCATGAACCGCGTCTTGCCCCGCGATTCCGGTCCTCTCGTAGCGTGACGGCATGACCTCAAGATTGCCGCGCACGGCGAGTTGCCGGCCGTCGACGCTCCAATAGGCAACGCCCGCGAATCTATTTGACATGGGTCGATCTCCTTTCGGGTTTCAGTTAGGCCGCGAGCGCGAGCGGGAATTGCAAGCGGAATTGCGCGAGGACGGCGAACATTCGAAGTTGGTTGATAACGTCTCCCGGCCAAAGAACATTGACTCGGTTGGGATCGACGTCGTCGCGCTCGACGATCAACGCCGCCTTGAACGCTTGGCCGTTTTCGACAAGGCCGTCGTATTCGCATTGGCGATATTCCGAGATCAATTCGCCTTTGAGAATGTTCGGCGTAACGATCGCCTGGCCGGGACCAAATCGAGTCCCGTTGTCGGCAAGTTTCACGCGCGGATATTTGTTTGTGATGCTTTGCCGCATACGGCGGAAAAGCTCGGCCAAGGTCGCGAGCGTCGTCATGAGCTCGTAGGCATTGTCGGCTTGGCCGAGTGTGTTCTTTTGATAGGTCGTTTGCTCACGCGCGAGCGCGGCGATCTCGCCGGCGTTGACCATTTGCACGGCGAGGCCGACGTTTGCGAGCGCGTTCAATTGCGTCTTGTTAAAGCGCAAATGTTTCGGCGCCGGCGTGATCCCGTCGAGCGTCAAGGTTTGCAACGGCCGCGCCGGGTCGATTGACAAGGCCCCGGCCGCGCGCGCGCAATAGGCACCGATCCATTCATAGAGCGGCGACGGCGAATCCGGCTCGATCGCGAGGAGCGAAACGACGCCGCTATTGTTGGTCGGGCCGTAGCTAAAAAGGTTGGCATAGGTGTCGCGCTTGGCCGAGATCACATGACCATAAACCTCGCGCAACCAACCCCAACGACCCGAGTCGCTAAAGCCGTATTCGGTTTCCCAGGCGAGCAAGGTGCCGCTATCGTTGAAACCGAGGCCGACATATTCGTACGGCTCGTCGCCGAGGTTGGCGATCGCGGTCGTCCAGGTCGGGACGCCGACGCCGCTGGTAAGGTTGCCGCCGGTTGCCGGCGTGACGGTGAGGCCGATCGGGAACATTTCGCCGCCGTTCGGGCCGAGCACGTTGTAGTCAAACGCGATATCGTTGGCGCTTATTCCTTTCCATTTCGACGTCAAGGTAACGACCGCACCCGCGGCCGCCGCGGTGACCGGCAAGTCGGGCATCGCCATAATGGCCGCCGCGATGTTGGTCCCGACCGTGGCGACGACGTCGGTGGTTGCGACGCCGACCGATACCTTTTGGCCGGCGATATAAAGCGCGAGCTCCCCGGCTTGCGTCGCCGGTGTCGCGACCGTAATCGTGCCGGTTGCCGCAACGCCGGCGCCGGCTTGCGCGATCGGCAATAACAAGACGGGCGTCGACTTGTTGAGCAAGAAAAATTCCTGGTACATGCGCGCGAGCGGCGAGCCCTGGCCGGCGAGATTGATCGCGTCGGCAACCGAGCCGCACGCGATCGGGACGTCGACCGGCGCAACGCCGGCGGCGAGCTTGTAATCGACGAGCAACGCATATTTTTGTGAGGTTGGCGTGCCGGCTTGCGAGGGATCGACCTCGATATATACGAGCGGAAGCTTCCACCCCGAGGGAATCGACGAAAAAGAAATCGGCATGGTTCATATCTCCTTAGTTGATAGCCACGCGAGACGCCTCGCCGCGGACCACGGTTGACCTTTAGTGAGTGAGTTACCAATCCAACGATCGCGGAGTATTTGTTTGTGCTGTTCGCTGTGAACCGCAACGCCGGTTTTCTTGAACCGAATTATTTCGCGCGTCGTTTCTGAGTGATACTTGCCGAGCCGATGTTTGTTGCCCCGCTTTTTTTCGGCCTGTTTTACGCGCGTTGTTTCCGATGCTTTTCGACCAATGTTCGCCGCTGCAATCTTTGCGATTTCTTCCGGCGATTTCTTTTGACCGAGCCGGCCTTTATTTGTCCGACCGCGTGATGCGGCGCGCAGTTTTTCGCGCGTTTCGTCAGATATTGTTTGCCGACGCCTCGCCGCCCTTATTTTCGCGCGCACCGCCTCGGTATGATTAACCGACGGCTTTCCGCCGACCGCCAAATTCCAACCAATGAACGACGCCGGCCGTAACCGCCACTCGACGGCGCGACACTCGGCGAGCGTCCCTTGATTTAGAACCCTTACCTCAAAGCCCGGCGGAAACCCGCCGCGCCGACGGTGCTGGCCCGTTCGCCGTTTAATGTCTTGAGTTACCCCGACATAGCCGTCGTGTTCGGGCGTTACGCATGTTTCATCAAACAACCAATAGACGACGTAGTCGGTCGTCATTTTTTCCGTTTTGGATCGTCGCCGTGATCGGCCGGCGGCGGTGCTCGACGTTGCGGGTCGCCGCTGCCCTCGGGCGGCACCTCGGTAATGTCGCCGTCGCGGATCAACCGGAACGTATATTGATCGGCGGTCCACTCGCCGCCCTCGGGCGGCAATTTGCCGTCAATCGGATGCGGCGGGAGATCGTCGCGGTTTGGCGTGACTCTTATTTTTGCCATTGCGTCCTCGCTTGGTTGTATTGATTTCCCCGGTTTGCATATTCCATTCCATTTCGACGATCGGCGCGTCGGGATTCTGGATCGGCCGCGCGTCGATATGCAGCGTGATAAGGTCGTCGGTTATGGTCGGCTTGAATATCGCGGTGCCGAGGTCGGCGGTCATGTCGAATTGCAATTCGAGGATCGGCGTCTCGTTGTCGAGCGCGACCGAGCCATAGAGGTGCGTACGCTCGCCGCGCGTGATCCCTTGCAAGAGCTTGTGATTAAAGCCGGTCAACGTCGTATCGCATAACAGGCCGTTGGTAATCTCGGCGAAAGCCTGGTCGAGCGTTTCCTCGCCGCCCTCGTTTTCGTTGTCGAGCACGATCACCGAAAAGCCGTAGCGCGCGCTATCGCGCAAGCGGATATCGCCGGCGTTTGAATCGCCCTCGGGGACGAGGAGCTCGTTAATCAGATAGACGCCGCAATAGGGTAGGTCTTGCGTTTGTATTCGCATCATCTTGTTTTTGGCAAAGGTAAAGCCGCCAAAGAACGGCATCGCCTTGACGCGATCGTAAATCGCGTCGCGCACGATCAACGCCGGCGTTTGCGTCATGGTGCCGGCTTGACCAATTTAAGCGGTGTCTTGGGCATGAGCTTGCGCAGCGTGAGCGTCGTCTCGCCGCCACCATTGCGGCTCGTGTCGATCACCTCCCAGGCGCCGGCGTCGGGCAAGGTGCCGTCGGCCGGAATTAAAATTAAATCCCCCTGGATCGGCAACGCGCCAAATTCGTTGTCGCGGACGTCGAGGATGGTGCGTTGCTCGGAAATAATCGAGCCGTCGATCGCGACGACGTCGATCGAAACGGTATCGAATATGCCGCGCGCCTGGTAGGCAAGGCCGACGATCGGCGTGACCTGGATCACACGCGCAAAGGTATCAAAACAAGGCAAATAGACTTGCGCGGAAAAGTCGACCGGCATCGTTTACCCTTTGCCTTTTTGCCGCTTGTAAACCTTGATCGCGCGATAGCCGCTCGGCGCGACGAACCGCTTTCCGCGCTTGCGGAGCTTGGTAATCGTGGCGCCGCGTTGCGGGACTTTTTTGCCTTTGTGCTTGACCGCGTTGCGGACGGCGACCCGCATATAGGTGCCGAATTTTTTGAAGGTCGGTTGCGCCAGGTACGCCGGATCGGTCGCGCGCAACGATCGGATTTGGCAACGGCAACCAGGATGGTGCGGCAATTGTTTCTTGGCGTCGCCGTACGAATACGGATTATGCGCGACCATGTCTTGACAGTGTTTGCACACGCGGCCGTCGTTGGCCGTTACGATCTTGACGAGGTCGGTATCCTTGTATCGTTTTTTCCACGACTTGCGGACGCCGCGGATAACGACGACCTCGTCGGGATGGAGCTTTTCGAGGTCGGCGAGGAGCGCGTCGGTCAAGAATTGTTTGACCTTGTCGAGCGAGGGCTCGATCGTAATGTTAAACGTCGATTTTTCCGGCACGGGTCAAGCTTCGTAGCGCGTGAAATGCGTCAAGAGATCATGCGCCGCGCGTTGCGCCGGCGTGCCACCGGTGCCGGCGCCGCCGCTCGATCGCGCCAGCAAATTAGGATCGAAATAAATTATTCTGGATTCCTTGTGTCCGATCATGCGGACCGTGGCGTCGCCGCGGACGCTCGCGTAATAGGCTTCCCGCATGAGCATAACCGCGGCTTGCTTTAACGCCGGCGGCGCCTCGTCGGGCAAATGATAACCGCCGGAATATTCGATAATTGTTTGCTCGACATAAACCCCGCTCGGCAATGTCAGCTTGCCCCATAGCGAGTCGAGCAAGAGGCCGTCGGGATAGGCTTGCGCGGCGCCGTTAATGGTGAGCGCGGTGATCCCGGTGTCGTCTTGCGGGATCGGATAGCGCGCCAGGAATAGCCGGTTTTTGTCGTCGGTCGATAATTCGGTAAAGGTTTCGACGACCGTCTCGTAACCGAATACCCGGTTGTTGCAATAAGCGGCGATTTGCGCCGATACCCGCGTAATCAGGTCGGCGAGCATCGCGTCGCTTGTGGTCGCGGTAATGTTGAGCGCGCGCTTGAGCTCGTCGAGCTCGATCAGGTCGATCGACGTCGCCGGCGTCGTAACCACGATGGTCGATTGCATCTAGCGCGCCTCGGCCTGGTATTGCTCAAACAACGCGCGCAACGGGATCGGCGGCCCGAGCGTGCCGTCGCTCATGACCGGAAACGCCTCATAAGTTTTGGCGCGGATATCCCACTCGACAACGCGGACGGTTGCGCCGGGCTCGCCGCGTTGCCCGCGCTCGCCGCGTTCGCCTTTCTCGCCGCGCCGGCCGGTCGGCCCGGCCTTCCAATCGGGACCAGGGCAAACGCCGGGCGCGTCCTTGCGCGCGATGAACCAGGTTGAATTAAGCGTTACGACGTCGAGCTCAAGGTAGTTTTCGGTCGGGTCGTAAGTATCGCGGATCGTGAACGAGCGGCCATCTAGTCCGCAAGCGCCGGCGGGTCCGACGGCGCCGTCGTTTCCGTTGCTTCCGTTGTTTCCGTCGCGGCCGGCTTCGCCGGGCGCGCCCTTTTCGCCCTGGATGCTTTCGCCTTTTTCGCCAGGCGTGCCCGGATCGCCTTTTTCGCCTTTGATCGCCTCGCCTTTGTCGCCTTGTTCGCCTTTTTCGCCTTTGTCACCGGGCTCCCCTTTCTCGCCGTCGCGCAAGCTCGCGAGGCGGTTGCGAATTTCTTGCTCAAGCTTGTGCAAGCGGAGCTCGTGCTCGGCCTCGCGTTGGTTGAGCTCGGCTAACTTGCGCGCAAGCAATAGGTCGCGCTCGCGCTCGGCCTGGCCGGCGACGCTCGCGATCTCCTCGACGACAAAATCAGCAAGCGAGCCGAGTATTGCGGTGTTGTGCTCGGATGTTTCGGCGGATGCGTTTTCGTTCGCCATCGCTCAAGCCCTCGTTTTGCGCTTGTCCGTTTCCAGGCGCCGGCGCCGGCGGCGGCGCGCCTGGTCCCGGTGCCGCCGGTATCTTTTCGGCGGCCGACAACGGGACGACTTGTTGCTGGACTCGCGGCTCCTTGCCGTATCCGCCAGGAACCTTGGCGTAACCTTCCAACGCACGCGCCTCGTCGGGCGCCAGGATGCCGCCTTGCACCGCGCGCGCGAGGCCCTCGATCCGGTCCTTAAAGGCCGAGCGCAAGAGCGCCGCGGTATCAAACTCGACGTATTCGTAAGGTTGGCCGTCGAGCTTGAACAATAGGCCGATCGCTTCCTCGATATGGTTGAGGCAAAAGCCCAAGCCCGAGGCGATCCAGGATTGCATAAGAATTTCGGTCGAGTTGACCGGGCCGCCGGCGAGCCCGAGAATTTGCAACGGAATGCGAAACGCAAGCGCGATATTCTCGTTGCTCAATTTGAGAATTTCCGCGGTCGCCGCGTCCTTGCCGGCGATTGCCCAAGGTTGAACCTTGAGGCCGGCGGTCAATATCGGCGTGCCGCCCTGGTTCATGCCGCGCGCTTGCTCGTTCCAACGATCGCGCAACGCCGTAACCTGGTCCTTGTCGAGCACCAGGTCGGTCGAAAGCACGGCCGAGGGCCGCGCCTCATTGCGATAGAACGAGGTTTGTTGCCTGGCGATCGCCGCGGTAACGGCGATATCGGAATAGGCGGCGACCAGCGGCGAGACGCCGAGGAGCGGCGTCGGAAACCGCACGCGCTCGGTGTGCAAACGAATGTGCAGGACGTCGCGCGCGGGGACGATCAGGTCTTGCGGGCTATTGAGCCGCATCGCCATGACGTCATTACCGTTGAGCGTATAGAATATTTCGCCGTTATAGGCGACGCGCGGATAGCACAAGTCGGGATTCATCAAGTGTAATTCGGACACCTCAAAGCGATCGTTACGCAATGCCAACGCATAGGCGTTGCCGGTCAAGTAAAGCCCGCGCGTCGCGTTGAGGAGAAAATCGGAAATGCTTTGGTAGTCGTTCGGATGCCGCAACAAACGCGACAAGGCGCTCGTTTCTACCCGCTCGCGCCCGCCGTCGTCGTTTGTAATCCAGTGGTCGCCGGGACACATGGCGACCGTTTGCGCGTAGGCCGAAACGCACGCCTCGACCATCGCCGATTGTCCGCCGGTGACCGGCGTATAGCCCAATTGCCACCAATTATCCGGCGCGCCGTCGGGGAGCCATCCGCCGGTGACCGGCAAGTAATACGGGCCGGGACGGTAATCGCCCTCGGCTTTACCAATGACCCGGCCCGCAACGCGGTTGAGAAACCCGCGGACGGTCATGCTTTGGCCGTTGCGGTCCTGGTTTGATAGCCGGCCGGCTTGTCGGCCGCCATTTGCTTGTCTTTGGCTTGCGGTGCGTTCGGATCGGGACCGCTCCCGTCGTCCTCGTGCTCGGTGACGGGGATGCCCGAGGCGGCGAGGTCGTTTTCCTCTTGCGTCGGCGTCGGCGTCGTTGCGGCCGCCGCCTTTTCGCGTTCCTTGCTCGCTTTCTCGCGCGCGGCCTTGTCGTCGGCGAGTTTGGTTTTCGCCGCCTTTGTTTGCTCGGTGTCGGTCATTGGCTTGCCTTTCTGTTGCAAAAGAGAGACGGAAATTATGCGGGCCGGAAATTATCCGGCCCGCTCTTTTTCCGGTGTTACCAAGTAACGCCCGCCATCCAAGCAACCGTTCCGGTGCGGCGGATCGTCCAATTGATCGGCATGATTAGCCGCAATGCGAGCATGTCGGTTTGAAACATGCTCTTAGCCGGATAGGCGACGACCGCCGGCGAGCCCGCCGTCGAAATGTCGCTCGGGCTTGTGTCCTCCATGTGGAGTGTCGCGGTATCCGAAACCTCCAGGCGCGGCCCGTCGCCGGTGACGCTCACAAAGTCGGCGGCGTCGACGGCGATCACGGTCCCGAGCGGAACGGTCCCGGAATCGATGATCGGCCAACCGCCCAAGCTCCCGCGACTGATTTCGTCGCGGAACGGGAACACGCCGGCGCCAGGTGCGGCGACGAGGCCCGCGCTATTCACTTGTTGCGGATTCATGAGCCAAACCGGATTCCGCACGTTGCCGAGCGTGCCGGTGAGCAAGGCGCCGGATAGCGCCTTGATATCG